GGCGCTATTTGCGCAGGCTGGGGCGACTGGGGCTTCAGGCGAATCGATTGTCGGGGCTACCGGCGCATCTGGGGAGCGTGGGTTGCAAGGGGCTACAGGTCAATCAGTTACGGGCGCGACAGGTGCCTCGGGCCAGCAAGGCGGGCAGGGGGCTACGGGTATCGGCGCGTCGGGCGCGACGGGTGTGCGCGGTTTGCAAGGTGAGGTCGGCGCAACCGGATTGGCGGGCGCTGACTCGACAGTTCCCGGACCGACTGGGGCCACGGGCCCAAGCGGCGCTAATTCAACGGTTCCCGGACCGACTGGGGCCACGGGCCCAAGCGGCGCTAATTCAACGGTTCCCGGACCTACGGGACCGAGCGGGGCTGATTCTACAGTTCCCGGACCAACCGGGGCCACGGGTGCTGCATCAACCGTGCCCGGACCGCAGGGAAGTACGGGCGCGACAGGTCAAGCAATTACGGGCAGCACTGGGGCAACGGGCCAGCAAGGTTTGCAAGGGGCTACAGGCCAAGCAATTACGGGCGCAACCGGAAGTACGGGACCAAGTGGCGGGCAGGGCGCAACAGGTCTTGGCGACAAATACCAGACAACCTCGACCTCGACGTTGACTGTGCAAAATGGTGCGCACAATTTCTTTGTCGAAGCTGGGCTTGCCTACTCGCCAAATCAAACCGTGATCATCACCGACGCAACGGCAGCGGGCAACCACATGCACGCAACCGTGAACTCGTACAATCGCGTGAGCGGCGAAATGTACGTCAACGTGACTGCGCATAGCGGCAACGGCACGCACGGTTCGTGGATCGTGAACCTCGATGGAGCGGTTGGAGCTGTCGGGGCGACTGGGCAGCAAGGGGCTACGGGTCAAGACTCTACGGTTGCCGGACCTACGGGAGCCACGGGTGCTGATTCAACGGTTCCCGGACCGACCGGAGAGCAGGGAGCCACGGGAGCCACGGGAGCAGACTCAATGGTTCCTGGCCCGACGGGGGCCACGGGCGCTGATTCCACCGTGCCGGGACCAACGGGAGCCACGGGCGCTGATTCAACAGTTCCCGGACCTACGGGACCTCAAGGGGCTACGGGTGAATCAATTACGGGCGCAACGGGTTCTACGGGCCAGCAAGGCAATGTCGGCGCAACTGGGCCTTACGGACCGTCGGAAGCCGCTGAAACTGTGTTTGTTGGCGATGGCAGCGCAGTTGCTTTCAGCCCGATTACGGGTTACTCTGGTGATAACGCGGCAACCAAATACATGGTTTTCGTAGACGGCGCTTATCAGCTAACTGACGCCTACTCAATCGACTCGGTCAGCGGCAACGGACGCATCACGCTAACGCAGCCGCCTGCAAGCGGCAGTAAGGTGCTCGTGCGTGCGCTCGGAACTCAAGATGGGTTTGTTCCAGTGCCCAACCTGTTGTTGCCCGCTGGCGTTAAAGAGCCTGCAACCATTGCCACCATGGCTTTTGGCGCAACGCTCAACGTTGACGTGCTGACCGCGAGCGTGGTTATCTGCATCGCAGACGCAGCCAACGACAGCGTCATTAACGTGCGCGGTAACGATAGCGTAACGCTCAACAGTCACATGGCTATTGGTCAGGTGCTTTCGCTGGCGGTGCTGTTGAAAAACGGTGCCTCGGCGTACAAGTTTACGAACTTCCTAATTGACGGCACCCCTGCACCAATCATCTGGGCAAATGCCGTTATTCCAGCAGGCAACGCGTCTGCATCGGATTTGTACGCATTCACTGTGATCAAAACGGCGTCGGCTACGTTCTCTGTTCTCGGCGACGTGGTTAAATTTGCCTAAACTGCGGTTAAATCTTAGGGGAGTGGTGCTTAAATGTGCCACTCCTCTTTTTTCAAAAAACAATTTTATGCCTATTTTAAGTTCTCTTTCAGTTCTCGGAGCGCATTTTTCAGCTTCAGCGCCCGCGGGTAATTGGTACGATGATAGCTCTAACGCTCATCACACAGTAACTCTCAACGGCTCAGTGACTCAGAGTGATGAAGGTGGTGGAGTTAAGGCTGCGTTGTTTGATGGAAGCACTGGGTATTTGAGGTCAAATCTTGGCGTAGACATTGGCACGGACGACTTCACACTGGAGGCGTTTATAAAACCAACTTCGAGTGGCAATTACCCACAAATTCTTGGGCTTGGAAATTTTGTTGATGGTATCTTGTGGAGAGCGTTTGCCGACAACAATCAAGAGGTTGTTGTTCAAAACGCTCAAGTGTTTCAGGATCAAGGTGTTTCTTTGGATGCTTGGAATCATGTTGCTTTGACAAGAACTGGGGGTGCATCTGCCGATGTTAATGTGTTCGTAAATGGGTTGTTGAAATACGCAGTCCCAGCGGCTGGAAATGGTAATCTCATCACATCGGATGCGTGGATTGGTTACGCTGATCCTGCGTGGATTGGTTCACAAGGACCGTATCAAGGCAAAATGGCTGCTGTTAGAATTATTAAAGGCACAGCCCTCTACACTAGCAACTTCTCAGTTCCAACAACCCTACCAACAGCAGTGAGTGGTACTCAGTTGTTGCTGAGCTTTGGTGCTACAGCAGTGCCAACGGTATAACAACCAAGGGCATTGACGCGCAAGGGTCGGTCTGCTTTATTGCGGGCCGACCCTTTACAATTATGAGATTTCACGTTTTAGGCCTGCCGCACACTGTTACCTCCGAAGAATACGTCGCCTGCGCATTTACGCAGAAAGTCCTCAAATTTATACGGATGTGGAGGCACTACAGGCCCCAGGATCACATCATCCATTATGGCCACGTAGACTCCAAAACCGACGCGCAAGAGCACGTTGCAGTGATGGACAACGACGTTTTACAGCGCACATATGGCGGCTACGACTGGCGAAAAGAGCAGTTTAAGCATTCGGCTAATGACCTTGCCGCTGAGACCTTTGCGCTACGGGCAGCGGCAGAAATTGGTGTGCGTAAACAGCCGAACGATTTCATCCTCGCATTCTGGGGCGGCGGCTGCGCTAAGGCGGCATCCATGCACCCAGACCTTATAACCGTTGAGCCTGGCATCGGTTCCGGCTCGGCGTGGGCAAAATGGCGCTGTTACGAATCAGAACCGCTTAGGTCTGCGCATGTTGGGACTGCGGGTGTTTCGTTCTGCGATCCTAAATGGTACTGGACGGTGATTCCGAACTATTTCGATCTCAACGATTTTGACGCAACGCAACCACGCGAAAATTGGGCGTTGTATATTGGGCGACTAGGCACAAACAAAGGCCTAAACATTGCAATAGACGCCTGCGCGCGGGCTGGGATTCAGCTCGTAGTTGCTGGACAAGGCGAAGCCGAGTTTCTTAAATCGCAGAACCTGACAGCATGGCCTGCACACGTGAATTTCATTGGCTACGCGGACCTTGAGACGCGCAAGAAGCTAATGGCACGGGCAAAGTTTGGGTTTCTGTTGTCGACATATTGGGAGCCGTTTGGCGGCACTATGGTTGAAATGCAACTATCGGGATGCGTTCCGATTGTCAGCGACGCAGGCGCGATGACGGAGATAATCATGGACGAGGTCAATGGGTTCCGTTGCTCAAACATGGGCGATATTTTGCGAGCTATCCGTAACGTTGACAAAATCAACAGAGAGCGTATGGTGGCATTTGCGCAGGCAAACTTCTCACTGGAGGCCGTCGCACCACGATTTGAGCGGTATTTTCTGGACGTGTTATCAGTCTACGAAAAACGCGGATGGTACGAGGACCACAACCGCGAACTCGGGCGCGGCTGGCAGAAAGGGTTGAACTACGCTCCGCTTTACGCGGGGGCATAGGGTAGAGACCCGCTCCTATGAAAACATTACTCGCGCGCTTACAAGAACCATCGACTTACGCCGGATTATCCGCGCTTCTTGGACTCGCTGGCGTTCAGATTCCTGACGCCAAATATCAGGCCATCGTTCACGCTATTGCAGCTATCGCAGGCGCGTTGGCAATCTTCCTCGGCGAATCCAATGGTCCTACTCCTCCTCCAGTCGCTCAGTAGTTGGTTGCAATTGCGCGTAATCGCTGCGCACTGGCAACTTATGCGAGAGATTGAACGCTACTGTGATGAAACTGAAAACGCTATTCTTACCGCTCGGGCTGCTGGCAACGACGCTCTCGCTGACCGCTTGCGCTCACGTTTCGAGCGTGCCAGTGGCATCGCTTTACCCGCCCTCGGGGGTTCTGCACCTGCAACAGGGGCAGACGTACCGGGCAACGGGCGTTGAAACATGGCATTCAGCGGCTAGGTATCAGGCCCTTGAGTTGCAGTTGTTGGACGCAGTCTCTGCCATGAAACATTTACAAAACCGATGAGCCGACACATTGACGACATCCTCAGCGTTGGCTATGTAAATAGCGTAGCCGTCGCAATTTCCGTCAGCGAGCTTGAAACTGGACTGCGGATTTGCTCGTTGTTGATCGCGATAAGCTACACGGCTTACAAGTTTTACAAAGCCATCAAAACCAAATGATTGCGCCGTTTCCAGACGAGTCTACAGAAGATTTTCTTGGTCGAGTTGCCCAAGCTCTTAGCGAGCATTTTGAGGTTGTGCAAATTTTTGCGCAGACAGAAACCTCAGATCACACGGACGTTTTTAATGTGGGTTACGGCAACGTGTTAGCTCGGCAGAAACAAATGGAAAACTGGCTGGAGATGATGAGCGGTAGTGATGAGGAGGAAACCGATGATGAATAGCACCGCACTTAAATTTGTTTTATCACAGGAAGGCGGCTACTCCGATGATGCCGTAGATAGCGGTGGCGCAACTAATTTTGGGATCACTCACACGGAGTACGATGCCGACCGCATAGAGCGAGGCTTACCGACGCAATCAATTCGACTCATAACCGCCGAGGAGGTGCGTTCGATTTATGAGCGCAAATACTGGCTGGCTGGAAAATGCGGGCAACTGCCTGCACCACTCGACTTAGTCCATTTTGACGGGTGCGTAAACATTGGCGTCGGCGGGGCAACCAGGCTATTGCAAAAAGCTGTAGGTTCCAAGGTTGACGGGGGTTTTGGCCCGCAAACGCTGAAGGACGTTCAACACGCATTAGAAGACAACGACTCACTTGCCATCGCACTAAATATCATCGATTTACGTCGCGAGTATTACCGCCGAATTGTTGACAGGAACGCGACTCAAGGCGTGTTTTTGAAGGGTTGGTTGAATCGCTGCAACGATCTCCAGCTAGCCGTCACAAATGGCTAACGTCGTGCGCAAATGGCGGCGCTGGATGGCTGTTGGATGCTCCCACGGGCATCTTGCGGATCAAGCGTTGTTGCGTCAGGTGTTGGCATTTAAGGAGCGTTTTCAACCATCGCTAACGATCCATCTTGGCGACGCCATCGACCTCGCGTGCCTGCGCGGAGGCTCGGCCGGCACCGCAGACGAGGCTTGCGACCCCGAGGGCGATCTTAACGACGGGCTGGCGTTCCTGTCGCAGCTCCACCCGCAGGTTTATCTGCTCGGCAACCACGAGGCGCGGCTGGTGCACCTCATGTCTAGTCCCAAAGCCATCGTGTCGGCGCTCGCGTGTCGCGTTTACCAACAGATTCAAGACCGAGCCAAAGAGTTAAAATGCAAAGTGATCGACTACAATTTTCAACACGGTTGGTTTTCATTTGGCGATGCTCTCGCCGGACATGGGTACATGATCAACGAGGCCGCTGTGCGCGATCACGCCGAGGCCATTTCCACGGGCACGCACAACAAAGTCATCATCGCTCACTTGCATCGGGTTACGCAGGCTGAGGGGCGTAACAGAGCGCATCCGACGGGATATTGCGTGGGCTGGCTGGGGGATCCAAAACTAACGACTTACGCAGCAAACAGACGCGCAACGACCTCATGGTCAAGGGGGTTTGCTTGGGGAGAATTTACCGATAACGAAACACAAGTATGGCTAGCAAAAGAGACAAAAAGTCAGACGTTCAAGCTCCCGGTGTAGGCTGGCTAACTGAGCTAGCGCAAGAACTTAACGTGAGCTTTCCGCCC